GTGAATATGAAAATGTAAGGTGATGAAATGAAACCATCGTACACATTGGTTCGCTGCCACGGTCAATGGAATGGTAGTGAATGTAAAAATGTGAAATGATGAGAATATGTAGTAAAGATTGTCAAAGCCCTTCGTATTGTAACGAGTAGCCGAAGCAGTCTCTTACAAAGCTAGGCGTAGGGATTTGATAAAACCTAAAGCTAACGAAATATAATGAAAAAGGGAACCTTCCTCTAATACAACTCATCAGTTTGTATCAGAAAAAGGTACACCATGAAGATGGAAGATACGTTACCAACCGTACACACGGCATGCGTCGCCGGGTCAGTTGAAACGAAGTGAATCATGCGAATGATTGTCCACGAGTGGCGCCTCCGAGAAGAGCGCGATTTGGGGAGCTAGCAAACATCATAGATTGCTGCTGTTGGAAATTTTGTCTTGACATGTCCGAGTTATGTTGAAATTGTTGAGCTTGGAGTTGGTTAGTATACCCGAAGTTCTCGAGCATACGCTCTAGCTCGAACATGTGGTTTTGAGAGTCACGTTCCAGGTTGAACGAATGAGACTGAGAGTCCCTTTCTAGGTTATATCCATGTGCTTTGTCCAGCATGTTGGATTCGTGTCCGAACTTGTTTTGCTGCAGGTTAACCTCATGTTTTTGGTTCGCAATATTTTGCAATCCCGACCCAATGCCAGACATCATGCCGCCGCCCATCTGCATCGCCATCATGGCCGCCATCGAGGCATTCGGAATCATGTCAGAGATCCTCGGTAGACCAAAGGCCCGATCGAGGAGCTCAACTGAGCCCTTAGGGAGTGTGCGTTGGAAATGAGATAGGGAAGTAGTACTCTTTCTAGTTAACCAGTTAGTAGTGTCGGTGATCACAAAGGCATTACTTCTCTCGATGGGCCCAAAGTTGTTGAGCAGAGCCTCAGAAATATTTGCCGGATATGTAGCATAGATGTTGTTCTGGTTAATACTTGGAACCGAGCATACAATGTCGCCAGACTCGGGCAAGTAGCGGGCTGAGCAAATTCTACGATTGCTCACTGGATCGACAATGTCGAAGGCCAGACACTGTGTCGGCGCAATGCCGACAGACCGTCTGGCGAGAGCCCGCTCCAAGCCGGAACTAGACAACATGGTAGCACTATAAATCGTGGGCAACACGACACTTGGTACAGTAGGGCTAATAGAAAGCCTGGCCCAACCAGCTGGAAGTTGGCCAGCAGAGGCTACAGACGCTTGAGTTTCCACCAGCCAAGGAGGAAAGTTCTTATGCAAGGGCATGGGCACAGCAAGTTGCCACAAAGGATTGCTAGCGCAGTTATGTGTGCCACGAGGTGTATTTATACCTTGGGAGATAGCTAACGGCCCACGGGTAGCATGAACGCCCACAGAGACCTGCGCAGTTGTCAAAACCTGATAGATGAACATTACGCCCTGGCGGAAGACAAGCTTGATTCCTCTATACGAGGTCGTATGTCCGGTTGTTAAAGCATAGCTATACTGAGTTGGGCTAGTGGTAGGCGTGTTAACGTCCTTCGGGTAATTGATGTTTTGGACCATCGTCCCCGGGGGAGCAAACTCTTCGTTATTCTCAGCTGTGACATCCGGTCCAGTATAGATCGCTATAAGACCTAGATCCAACATAAGGTTAGTTCGAGAAATCCTACTTATAAAAGCGTCAAAAACTTCAGAAGGAGTAGCAGGCCCGTCTACCTTCGCAAATATGCGTCCAATAAGACTCTCATACACTGATATGGGCAAGTTGTTAGTTTCGTACCAAGCGACTATCGTCTGAGGGCCTTCAAATCTTGTCGCATTTGCTGCCGGAGACGGAGGTAGCACGAGGGAGAAAATATTAAATCCTTGGCGGAAAGAATCGGGCACGTAGTTCTGTGCCGCACCGGCAGTTTCAAAATCTTGCGTGTTGTCGATAGAACGAGGGATCTCGCTGAACAGCTTGTTCTGGTCATGAAGACCCCCGTATACACGAGTTTCAGGGTCAAGATGGTCACCAAACTCAGCTGTCGTATAGGCACCATGCCCATATGTATAAGAGGACCCATCCGTGCACATAAAGACCTCCTTGCCGGAAAACTCTGGCACTAAGTCAGCCAGTCGTGTAGACTGTGCGTTGACTGCAGTTCGCGTTGAAGATGCAGTGCTCGAAAAGATAGTAGGCAGCGACACTTGAAAGGCGTTTCTGCCAATGCCGTCGTCAACGCCTCCGTTAGACAATTTCGACGCGATTCGGAGACGAGTCTGAATTCCCTCTCTCAAGGGTGACACGAGGGACAATAAGTTAAAGACCACTAAGTGGGGACGCGAATCTACGTCAGATACGTCCAGCGTCGAGCGCCAAAAGAGGTTTTGCCTAGCATCGTTCAACCAGATAACTTTGTTCGAGGGAAGCTCAACAGTCACTCCATAGTAAGAGTACTTTTGCATCTCAGAGACGTTTACGGTGGGAGTAGTGACCCGGCGAGGCTGCCATGCTATGCCAATCAAACCAGAAAATGTCGGATTTCCTACGATCGTCACACGGAATCCTAAGGTTCCAGTATAGCGCTCGTGTTGTGAGACATATTGCCGGATGTATGGGTTAACCCATTCACCCAACGGATCGTATGGTATCTGTAACAGTACGGATCCTGCCGGTGTGTCATCAGTAACGATGAACTGTTGATCACAGTCCATAAATTGTGAATAAACCAGGTCTTTGAGGTCAAAGCACACAGCGCCCACAGCCAACATGTTGGGAGGGCCCAGTGGGTTCAGAGTCTCAGACTGAACACCCTCAAGTGCAGAGACGACTTTTTCTGCCGGAGGGGCTAAGCTGGGTGCTTGCCCAGATGGTTGTGGGTTCGACATCTGTGGGATCGTTAAGGCTCCAGTGTTCATAGTGGCTTGCTGTACATTCTC